TCCCAAATTTGTACATGGTCTTTATCTTCTGCTTTTCTTATGCCCCTTCCGATACTTTGTATTACCCTTACAAAGCTCTTTCCGGGTTCTACAAGCACCAAGTTAAATATTCTTGGTATATTGATACCCACAGCCGCTACACCGTATGTTGCAATTAATACTTTATGTTTTTCTGTTGCTACTTCACTATATTCTTCTTCTCTATCTTCTAGTTTTGTTTTACCTTGTATAAAAACTGCGTTTGGAATTAGGTCAGCCAATGCTTCACCCGACTTAATTCTATCAACTAGTATTAGAGTGTTTCCACCCGGACGCATTTCTTCAATTAGATTACTTAAAAATTGTAACCTGGTTGGATCACTTACTAGATATGCTACTTCTTCTGGATAGCTTCTAAATGTTCTCATGTCTTGTGTTTGTATAATATTAACATGACATTGTGCTAGTACACCTTTTTCTTGTAGTTCTCTTGCTGATAATCTATTTGATACTTTACCAATTGACGCTTCTAAACTTACTTGTTCAAATTCTTCTTTTGGTATTGTGCCTGTTAGTCCCCATCTAATAGGTATACCCGCAAAAGGCCCCGTTAATAACGTTTTAAGCACGTCTGCACGTGCCATATGCACTTCATCTATCATAACGCACGATACATTATCTAAGAACTCATCAATAGGAAAATCAGCTTCTGCTTTCTTTGATTTCTTATGTAAATTATTCAAACTTTGCCAAGTACAAATAGTATGAGTATGTCCTAACTCTTTACGTTCTCCAAAATAGACACCAACATCTAACTCAACTGTTTTATAGTCTGCTTCTGTTTGTGTTACCAAACTTTTATTAGGAACAATTACAATAGTTCTTCCAAACTTTTCACACATCTTAGATAATGCGGCTGTTATAATTGTTTTACCTGCACCTGTGGCTACTTCTTGTAAACTTTGTGGGTTGCTAATATAATCATTAATTACTTGTACTTGGTAATCTCTTAAAGTAATTGGCTGACCTGCTACTGGGTGATTAGGTGGCCATACTTTGTCAGCAAAATATTGATTGTCAATTTTATCAAAAGAAATATCTATATTTTTTCTATAATCTTCAATTTTAATTTCGTATCCATTTTCTTCAATAGTAGGCAACACCCTATCTAATAAGTTCAAATAAGTTCTTGCTCCTATATCACAAAATCGTATATTACCATCCCATCTACCTAACTTGTATGCAGGTAAATGATATGCATAAGGTACAAAGAACTTTAACTTATCAGAAATTTTACGTCTAGTAGATACATCCAGACCTTCAAATTTGACGTTTACTTCGTCTTTAATTTTTAATATTGCCGTGCTCATCTAGATATGTCTCATTTAAGTGATGTATTGTGGTTTCAATTCTTCGTGTATATGTTTGTCCTAGTTCACTAAATTCAGTTAAAAATTTTGCTAGTGTTATAGCATCTGCTTTTTCTTCAAACTTTAACATCATTCCTCTAGCTGTTCTAAAACCTTCATATGCTGGATGACGATTTAACAAATCATAATAATATGCTGTGCAATCACACCAATCACTAAAAACTTTTATTCCCCATTTTGCGTCTGGATTGCCTTTAGCTTTTATTTGCTCCTCGTCTTTATTCCAAGTACGAATGCCAAAAATATTGTATGCTTCTTTGGCAAATCTAGATGTTCCCCAACCTGACTCATGTGCCGCTTGAGCTATTATTAGTGCAGTTGGTATCATTTTTTCTTTTGGCATATCTTTTTCTATTTCATTTAAGCATTTTTTTATCGTATGAATAAACTTATGCTTATCATCTTTATACTGTACTACTTGAATTACAGAATGTTCTGTTTTAATAACTTTTTCAACTGTTTGTCTTTTAGGCGGTTCTTTTATTATATTGGTTACCCAAAATATTGTTGGTGCTAACAATAGTATTATTATAAAAAATATTGTTCTCATATATTATCATTATAGCACAGAATTATTTTTTTGCAAATAATTCAGCGTCATCTAATCCTGCTACCCTTAATTTTACAATGTTATTAATTTGAAACTGTTTTGAATCAATTGCTTTTAACAATCCTAAAAATTTATTACGTAATAATGCAAACTCATTTACTAGATTAGAAGTATCTACTACTTCCTGTTCACCTTCAATATAGTTTTTTACGTCATTTGATGTTAAAGCTCGTTGGTAATTTTCTAAATATGTTCTATAGTACTTGCTTTTTACTTGTCGTAGTTTAATATTTAGAAACTCTAAAATAGCTTCAATTTCTTGTAATTGGTTAAACCTATGTTCTACAATTCCTGGAACATTACTAGCATTTTTTTCAATATTTCCTCTCATGCCAGTTTCTATTCTAGCTTCTTCTAATTGATCTTCAAAATAGTCAATACAATCAGGAAGTTTACTCAAGTTTTGTGAAACTATGTTATACCATTTTGCCATTAATAATCTTCACTTTCTGTGTCACTACCATAATCTTCAGAATATTCATCTTCATCATCTGTATCTATGTAGTGCATATCAATGGCATCAGCTAGGTAATCATCAACATCTTTAAAATCTTGTTGAGCTTGATTATCTAACCCATACTCGTCTAACAATAGCACAAAGGCTTTTGCGGCGTCTAACCTGTCTTTCGCAGGAACGTAGTTACTCAGTTTCTGCCATGTCTCGACTAGAAGCTCTATTTCCGTCTGTGTCATCATTTTCTACATCCTTTGTTTTGTTTGATGGTGGTGTTGGTTCTTTAAATTCAGCCATTACTAAATCTAAATTTTCACCTGTCCATTGTTTTCTAAAATGTATATGTTCTTTACCCATTCTATCAATATATTTTAGTCTGTTGCCTTGTTTTACTAGTAATCCTTTTTTCTCAAAAAGTTCTACCATACCACTATATGGATCCATTCCTGCCCCATAAGGAATTTTTACTTGTACTCCTTCAAAAGGTTTATTGAATCTAGTTTTCATTACTTTACAAGCGGCTCGTATTCCCATGACATCAGTTATTTTATTGCCATCTTCATCTTCTTTAAGTTTTAGTTTACGCATAGCAACTACTACACTTGATGCATAAACAAAGCCTTGTCCACCTGATATTTTATCATCTGGATCAAACATATCTTGTGATGCATACGTGTGGTTAGTACAAACTAATCCAATGTTCAAAGGACCAATTAAGTTTACTGTGTTTCTTATTAGTGCTGTTAATGATTTAGCTTTTCTTCCTAAATCACCTTTCATTTCACCTTTTTGAAATTGATCTCTATCTGTTGGTGTTAGTAACATACCTAAACTGTCAACCACAAATAAAATTTTTGGTCTTTCGTCTGCTGGTTTGTCTTCGTAATCTTTTTTATAATTTATAATAAAGTCACTAATAATTTTAGCAACATCATCTACCATTGCAACACTAATTCTTAGAAGTTTTTCTGGTGATGTGTCTACTTCTAATGCATTTAACCATGCTTCGTCTAGTGCATTTTCTGAATCCATCACTATACAAAAAACTCCTTGTTTTTGTGCATTAGCAATAAGGTTACCTGATGCAATCAAACTCTTACCTGAGCCCGATTCACCTGCCAACATTGTTACCCTACCTAGAGGTATTCCTTTATCAAAATCTCCACTAATCAAATAATTGAGAGTGTGGTTTCCTGTTGATACCCAATCTGTAGGATCAGAATCAAAACCTGTTGAGATTCCTTGTATACTTTTTGTTAAACTTGTTCTAAATTTACTTACATCAAATGGTCTTACCATAATATCTCCTTGCTGATTCTTGTGGAGAAATAAATTAATACTTCTCCACTTGAATACATTTTAACTTTTATTTGTTAGCTTGTCTACTTCTGATCATTGCTAAAATGTCGTCTGCTGATACTCCAGCGGCCGGTTTAGCTGTGTCAGTTGCCGTTGCTGATACTGTTTCATTAACAGTTACCTGTGCAGGTGCAGGTGCTACTGGAGTAGCTACTGCTGATTGTACTGCTGGTTGTACTGCTTCTGTTTGTACAGGTTGGGCAGGTGTAGTAGCAACAGGAGTTTGAACAGTTGTGTTAACTGTAGTTGTTGTACTAGCAGAGCTAGATGTGTTTCCACCTCTAGAATTAAAACCTGCTGGCTTATAGTATTGACCAAATCTATCTGGATCATACAGTTCACCATCTACAGATGCTTTAAACATTTCTTGCATTACACCAAGTTCTTCTGCTGAAGGTTTCTTTGGCATAAAGTCTGAAAGATTAAACAAACCAAATTGGTTCATAGCACCTCTTTCTGATTCACTTAATGATCTTGCTTTAAACGACCAAGTAGATGTTGAATAATCTGCATAGCCACCTTTTTGTGTTTTAGTCAATTTAAAATCTCTACCTGATTCTATATCAGTTGGTAGATCTTCCATATCAGGATTCATTAATGCTGATCTGATAATGTTAAAGATTGACGGATTAATCACAAAACGTCTAATTGGATTTTCTGGTGTCTCTTGTTCGTCTAATGTAGAATTAACTACATAACCTTGGAAAATGTAACTTCTTTTTTTCCAATATTTTCTTCCCATATCTTCTAGTGCAGGATCTTTAAACCAAGTCCTTACTTCAGATAAAATTGGGCAAGGTTCGTTAAACATCTCCATACATGGAATTTGTACTAGAGTAGGTTTTGTATCTTGTGAACCTTTAATACCAGGAAATGGTAATTTGATCATAGCTCTTTCTTGCCAAAAGAACGTATTATCTTTATTGCCGTCTGGTAAAAATCTTAGTGTTGATGTTGTGCCTTCTGGAATATTCCAGAATGGATAAATTGCATTATCCCCGACTGTGCTACCACCTTTTTGTTTTGATTCTTGTTCTGATAGCTTTGCTCTTATTTCTGCTAAAGTTGCCATATTGTTTCTCCTTTTGCCTATGTTAGCCTTTGTTAGCCTTTGTTTGCCTATGTTAGCCTATGTTTGCCTATGTTTGTATATAATAGTGTCTAATATCATTACTAACATTAAACACTAGTATATCTATTTATAACGGAAATGTCAACCTAAAAGATTAAAAGTTCTTTTTAAATGTTAACATGAAGTTACGCCCATCTTGGTTGTATCCGTCTGGTCTTTCATATGTTTTGTCTGTTACATTGTTTAAAGACAATACAATATTAGTATCTTTTGCTACTTCATATTTGGTATGAAAGTTGGTTACTCCTACTGCTGGTTTAGTAATTGTAGCATAAGTTGATGAATCAATGTCTAGGTGTTCTCCCATATACACGTATTCAAGTGAATTGGTTGATTTACCTTGTACCCAATCAACTGCTGAAAATGATTGCCATCTTGGTCTTCTTACAACTTGTTTGTCATTACTGTCTTGTGCAATCGTCCAAGTTAAACCATTTCTTAAAAATACATTTTCATTTATTGCTGATGTTGTTTTTACTTCAGTACCGTGTCTATTAGATTTGCCTGATGCATTGGAATATGTGCTACTGCCATATGTGATCATATTATCTAAGTCTGTATTAAAGTATACAAAGTCTAACGAATGATTATTAAACTTGTATTCAAACCCTATATCAACTGTTTGTGCTTCTTCTGGCTGTAAGTTAGCATTACCACTATAACCATAGCTGTCTGCCCCGTACAGTTCGTATAACGTAGGTGTTTTTACTGCTGTTGTGTAATTACTTTTTAATTTAAAGTTATTTGTTACAGTATATACTCCACCTAATCTATAAGTTGTGTAGTCGCCAAACAAACTTGGATTGTCATGTCTTATACCTATTGAGTATAAAAAGTCTTCTCCAACATTAACATTACTGTTTAAAAAAACAGATGCATTGTTTCCTTCTTTGTCCACAGATGATGTGTATGAACCTGTGTTATTAAATTTACCGTCAAACTCTTCATATTCAATACCTGGGGTAAAATCAATATTTTCATTTTGTATTGTGTTAGTAAAAATAAAAGTATTTGAATTAGAATCATATGTATCAATTTCAGTACCATTAACGTATTCTCTATCGTATTCTGTTCTAGAGAATGTAAAATTACTAAAACCCAATGAGTTATCAATTTTGCTACCAACTTGATAAAGATTCATATCACTTTTTGATGTGTAATCTAAATCATCTGATGTGCCATTGTCTAAGTCAGCGTCACTAGTTCGTTTCATTATTGTAGTTCTTAAATCAAAACCATCATATTTACTTTCAGTATCTAATGTAAAGTTATTTGCATCAAATCCGTCTTTTTCAGTTCCAGTTGGTGCAACTGATATACCATCAGATGTTGTTCCGTCTGCTGTAAAACTAATAGAATGATTGTTGATATATTTGTGTACTTTTAAAGTTAGACTTTTTGTATCGTTAGATCCTACAGTTGTTGAAATTGAATTTTCGTGTTTGCCTGTAGTAATAAAGTTAATTACACCACCAACTGCATTTGCACCAAATAGTGTTCCTTGTGAACCTTTTACAACTTGTATTGCTGTAACGTGTTTGATAAAATCAGAACCTATGTCGTGCAATCCACCTGTTGTAGAGTGATCTTTTATTGCGACACCATTTATTGCAACCATTGTATGATTAGAATTAGTTCCTCTCATGAATACTGATGTTTGTTGTCCAGTTGATCCTGATTGTATAACTGTTAGTCCAGTAATTCTTTTAATTGCTTGTACTGTGTCTTGTGTGTTTGTATTTTGTATTGTATAACTGTCAACGTAATCTACACTCATTGATTCTGTTGTTTTTGATGTAGGATCTCTTAATACGTAAACTGTTATAGTAACAACCGGCGTTCCATCTTTTTCATATAAAGATTCAGAATTCCAATTATTTGTTTCTTCTGCGTTTGCGGAATTAAAAATAAATCCCAATGTAAAGAATAGTAGTATTACAAGTATTGTCTTTTTAGCCATGAATAACTCCTTTTAGCTGTTTCATATATTAAAAATAATACAGAAACATATAAAATAGTACTCACGAATGTATTTTGAAAAAATGGAATAGCCATTGTGTAACACATAACTAATCCTTCTAGTGTTTTTGGATACATTGTAGAAGTTGACCATACAGCAAAATTTGTTATTACAT